GAAGCAGAAGGCTCTGGAACATCAGGAGAAGGTGGCGGTGTAGCAGTTGCCGCACCAATCGATGTCCGCTATTCAGTGGAACGTATTAACAGCGTTGACTACGTTACGGCTGATCAGTTCCAGCAAGGCATAAGGCAAGCTGCTGATCAGGGTGCTAAACAGGGTGAACAGCAAACGCTCAGGCGATTACAAATGAGCGGCAGCACTCGTAAGAGGTTAGGAATGTGACGCAGTTTGCTTTCGGCCATGTATTGCGAATTAAGCCAAAAGATACCGTTGAGTTTCGGTATCAAAACTTTTTTATTAAAAAACAATTGACACATGGCGGTGTCGATTACTCATTTATCCCGTTTAGTTTTTCTGGCGTCACCGTTAATCGCACAGGTGACGGTATGGAAACCACACTGGTTTTTCCAGTTAATGAAATTAGTAAGGGTTGGGGCGTCAAAGCTATTGAGAGCAGCTATTTGATGGAGGTTGAAGTTTTAATTATTGAAGACTCTGACCCTGACACTGGCCTTACGGCAACGCACACTACTGTCCATACCTACACCGGCCAGGTAATTGGCGGTCAGTGGGACAATACTTCGCTAAACCTAGAGTTAGGTTCTATCTTGGATGCTGTTGGAACGGACGTACCAAGGCGGTCTCTAACGCAGCGCATGGTAGGCAACTTGCCGATTAGCAATAGTGTCCGACTGCAGTGATCTAATTGGAATGCCGTATCGCTTTGGCGCTGACGGTAGTGACGGCTATATCGACTGCATCCACTTGTGTTATCAAGCATTGGAGCGTATGGGCGTTGAAGCGCCACCGTTTAAGCAGTCGTGGTATGAGGCAAGCAAGTGGGAGATCTGCCGCGACATTATGCGTTGGGGTATGCGAGTTGAAAAGCCTGAGTATGATGGTGACATTCTGCTGTTACCGCAGCAATCCTGGGCATTTGCAGTCACATGGCAGACGGGAATCTTGTACGTCAATCGAATGTCGGAGAAGGTTCAGTGGTCTTCGGCCCGTCTGTTTACGACGTGCCACTGCTTCCGTACGAAAAAGAGTTAATCAAGACGATTGGGATAACTGAGGACGAGTATCAGAAATTTGCCGCAGAAGTTAGGCGAAGAGGTTTTGTACGCCCGGCTGAGTATGACCATATTCCAGACATTAGGTGTGACCCGACTGGTGGCATTCTTACCAGTCTTGCGATCGGTTTTCTTTTCACTGGCGTTGCCTACGTGCTAACACCAAAGCCCAAGATGCCTGAGGCGTCAAAACAATCACAGCTTGATTTAGGCAGTGTCAATGCTGGCAACCGTTTTACGCAAAGCCGGGGTTTTGATTCAATCAATGAACTTGCAGATTATGGCGCACCCATCCCAATTATTTTTGGCCTTTACGATCAAAACACTAATGTTGGCGGGATGCTCATTACGCCAAAACTTGTTTGGTCACGGATGTTTAGCCATGGAACGCAGCAGTCTGCCAAGCTGATGTTTGTTGTTGGCGAACAAGGATTTGCCGATGATATTAAGCCTGACGGGATTGAGCCGCCAAGACTCGAAGGAATTTTTCTTGGTAATAATGCGCTAGATGTTATTCATAAAGACTTTTTTGCTTTTTACTGGAAGCAAAATACAACTACTTCAGGCAAAAGTCGTATTAGGTTTAGCAATATTGTCCATGGAACCAACGATTCTTTAGATTCAGGAGATCCCTCTAAATTTTCTGCACCTGATGAAGATGCTTTTCATTGCCCAAGCAATGCCTCTGAGAACTCAACAGACTTTTGTCATGCGTATTCGCCAGCAAACAATACGCAATTTGGCGTTTATGGAGCAATACCAAACGGCAATGGCTATAGAATAAATTATGAAGTTGTTTCAAACATTCATAAAGCTAAAGACGACGCAAGAGCAGAAAGAAACCGAGCGCATGATTTAACTTTGCGCCGGATTAAAATTGTTGGCGATAACGACAAAAATATAGATGTTGGCGATACAGATGAATTAAAGAAAGTCAAAGCAGCAGGCATGATAGGCAAAGGGCGTCAATACAGCCCCCGCATGGGTTTAGTCAAGTTAATCAAAAACAGCGATGGAACTGAAATTACTGTTGACACCACTCATGCTGGCAAATTAAAAGCTGTTGTAAACGTAGAAGAAAATGATGTACTTAAATTTCGTATTGATGCTTCAAAAATACCTGAACAAAAATACAAATACACTAGCAAAGATCTTGAAAGAGGAGAAAATGTTGACGATATAAATCAAACCGTAATATCAGAGCAGCTTGCTGCTGATGACGCTATGCAAGTTGGCGAAAGATTTGCGATTGGAAATACCTTATGGAAGGTTACAAAAAGATTTTTAGATCGATATGATCCTGACAGCGGGAAAAATCAAACAATAACGTTGCGTTGTCTTGACGTAGATGAGTCACTTGAAAAAACAGTTGGACTCGTAAGCGAAAGTCGTGTAATAAAAGTAGAAGAAAAAGATTTTATTTCTGACCAAGCTGGTGTTGGCGCCGCATTTTTCCCCATAACGCATGTTGCAACAGGGTTAGTAAGAAATAACAGACCTGCTGTTGTTACTGAAATTGGCTTGCGAAGTAAAGTGTTTCAAACCCTTAATGGTTTATGCGCTTTTAACTCCACGCCGACGCCAGAACGACTTAAAGAATTTGATAAGGCAGAAACGAATGTCCGCTCTGGAACGTACACCGGAGCGATTAAAAGATCGTCTGTTTTTCAAGTGTTTGTGCGCAAAGCTGGCGTAGATGACAATAAACAAGAATTTAATTTTGAGCGTATTAACCATTTTTTTGCAGTAACAGGCAGCAAGCCTGTTGATCAATATAATTCTATTCGCTTTACTCATCCACAAAATTTGCCGCCAACAGAGTTAGAGTATAAATTTGTTAGCATACCTGGGTCTGAGCTGAGAAACCTTCCAGACGATCACCCAATAATAAGTCTTTCAGCTTCACACTCTGATCAAAGCGATGAATTGCTTCGTTTGTCCGCTGATATAAAAAACCTTGGCTTCTTTGGTATTGCTGTCGCGGGAAAAATAATTAGAAAAAATCAAATTAGGCTTAATAAGGAATTTATTCGTGAGCCTAAGACAGAAACTGTAACTGCTGAAAACTTTTTCCCAGAAGAAGTATGCCGCAATATTGTTTTGCCTCAAGTGCAATCGGGCCCTATAACAACAGTAAAAAACATCGAAAGAAAAGCACACATATCCAATAGCAATATAACTATTGGCAAGAATGGAGCCTTTTTCCACGTTATTTTTGGTGATTGCGATGATCACCCAGTAAATGAAGATGGTACTACGTCTATTGAAACAAGAGAGACATTAACTGCCGACAAGCGTAAATGGATAGCTGTTCGATGGACAGTTCGGAAACAAAGGCTGCCAACCACGCATTATGCTCATCAAAACAATCAAGTTACATTTACATGGGGTTTCGAGAGTTGCCAGGTTCTGGGCAGTTCTGACGGATACACGGTCGGAGAAACGTTGGAATTTAAAAGAGGATTAGGTGCAACCTCGGGAGCATCTGACGCTTACCCTACTGATGGGTCAAATCCGTTTGTGCCAAATCACCCTGACGGCACTATGACCTTTTCTGGTCAAAGATATGAAGTAACGGATATTGACACACAAGGGGCTCCTATTGGCCGATCGCAGGCTTATTACCACGAAATTTTTGGCAGCCCTGACGATAAAGATATCGGGGAGTCAAAAACAATGATTCGCACTTACTCGACAGGCGGCAAAACTATAAAAATACAATTAACTGCAACTGTTAAATTTCAACCTTTTCATTTTAGTGGTAAGTTTAAAGGGTGGAATCATCCCGAAAAAATTGAAGTGATTCAAGACTCAGGCACGACAAGCAACTGGGCAGAGGGTGAAACTTTTGATGATCTTATAACGATTACTGCTGACAACCCCTATATAACTTCTTTTTTGCAAACTGGCTTTAGATACGTTGTAGCAAATATCCAGCGAGCGCCGCAGATTGTAATCACTGGCACAACAGAGTTTGAGACCCAAAGCCAGTATGCGGATCTTAGCCTTTATAGGGGTTTAATACAAAAATCAAACGAATCTGAGCCAGAGCACAACATCGTTTATGTAAATGAAATTGTGCCTAATGCAAAAATGCCAGAATATAATAATTTGACGCTTGCTGGCTTATCTTTAAAAGCAGGCCGTAACTTTACGAGCTTGGACCAAATGCGTTGTTGGCTAGGCAGCGGCTTGCATGTAAAAAGGTTGCATCCTGATCGATCTGTTTATGACTTAGACGATCTTGCGGCTAATAACAAAGAAGCTGGCCCTAGCAATTTATTTACTGATTTGGTGTTCTATCTACTTACCAATCAGACAGGCGGTGCAGGTGCTTTATTAAAAATGGACGAAAACGATGCAGATCCAGCACTGCTAACCAAACAAGACTTTGTAGATACTTCACTTTTCTTGCACGCTGAAAAGTTGTTTTTCAATGGAGTAATAGGAAACAGGACAAATTTGCGACAATACATTGCTGATACAGCGCCTTTTTTCCTTTGCAATTTTGTCATTATGGATGGCAAATTTTCGCTTAAACCGGCAATACCTGTTATGGAAAAAAGTGGGCAAATAAACGTTGGAGCGGTAAAAATAGATCAACTTTTTACTGCTGGCAATATCCTAGAAGACAGTTACAAGCTGGAGTATTTAAGAAGCGAAGAACGCAGGCCGTTTAAGGCAGTAATGCGCTATAGGCAAGAAACTAAAAACAAACTGCCTGAAGAAAAAGTTATACAAGTTAGGCTTCCAGGGCAGCATCA